TCGCTGACTGGAGTTGCATCACCCGATCAGCATTCAGGCCGAGTTCGTCGAGCCGCGATTGCACGGGGTCGGCGACTACCTCAGAGGCGGCTGCATCGTCTTGCTCAGAGGAAGGGGCGTCTACCTCGGTAACCTCATCGGCTACCGGCGCATCCGCTACTTGCTCCGGGGAAAACTCCGCAGTGGCCTCTGCGTTTTCATTCTCTGGCGGCATAGTCTTTCTCCACCATTCCTTTCAAACTATACGGAATCCTTATTGATCACGCCACTTAGTACCGGGCACGGCGTGCCCGTGGTGCGCGACGTGTCTGACCAAACCGTTGCCGAATGCCAGACTCCACCTCCCCAAGCGATGTGTTGTATTCCGACGCGAGTTGGGAACCAAACGCGGCACGCTCATTCGGCGTCAGGGAACCCATCAATCCCGGCGTCGGCATCCGGAACCCAAACTCCAGCGGGGCGGGTCGCTGCCCAGCAAGGACATCGCGCGGCCCCGGCGGGAGGAACGCCCGCTTGCGTTCGACAATGCCCGCTTGGGTAAACATCGGCGGCACGGGGAAGTCGGGAATCGTGTAGTTGAACCCGGTCAGCGCGTTATACCCCTGCGCCGTCGGGTGAGGGTATCCATGCTCCGCACGTGGTAGGCGCCCAAACTGTGCTAACCGTGCCGCGCGTGGCGACATCTGGTTCATCGGGATGACCTTCAGTGGCGCGCCGGTGGGGTTGAGCACGAGTTCCGGGTTGGGCCGGCCGAACGAGGAATCTCCCGTAATCAGCGCCCGCGTTCCGCGCGTCTGCCCCCCGTATTGCAGTTCAGGGAGTTCTGCATCAAACCCCGAAAGCCCCTGGTCGCGCAGTCTCCGAAGTGTATCTGCATCAAAGCGGTTTCGAGCCCACGCTGCTGCTTCAGGTGTGCCGTATTGAGAAGGATCAAAGGGGTCGTCAAACATTCTTTCCGGGTCAGATATTTCTAGATCTGCGCCAGCACCATCTGGCTGAATCCAACCTGAACCCGGACCACCGGGCGTAATAACTCTGGGTGGAGGAGGGGATTCGTCAAACTCTGTTTCCGGGTCAGGTATTTCGTCGTCAATCGGCGGCTCGTCAATCGGCGGCTCGTCAATCGGCGGCTCGTCAATCGGCGGCGGACTCCACGGCGGTGGCATCTGTGGCAGCGGGGTGGAGACAGGCGGCGCCGCTCCCGGCGGGTAGATCCCAGCCGCTTGATCAGCGAGGAATGCCTGAATGTCGGCGAACTGCTGTGCCGATTGATTGAGCAGGTCCGCCTGGGTTGTCTGCGGCCACCACGGCGTCTCTCCCCGTGCCGTCGCCATGCCCCATCCCACATCGGCCGGGTTCCGCAGAAGCTCGGCCTGCTGCTGCGTCTGCTGCAACGCCAACTGACCGAACTGCGGGATCAACCCTGTGAGCTGCCCGAACTGCTCAGTACCCGCCCGGATGTTCGCCTGGCGCTGATCCTCAAGAAGTTGCCGTGCAAACCGGGACTCAAGCCCTGCCTGCGTAACGTCAAACTGGCGCACCGTTTCGGGGAATTCCTGCCCAAACTCCCACGCCCGTTGCCCCTCGGTCACCATGCTCGACCGCACCGACTCGGCCAGCTCTGCATTTCGTGCAGCCAGATTGCCGATATCCGCCGCCGACATCGTGTTGTGACGCGCCATCGAGTTGGCAAGTGAGCCCTTCTCGTACGCCGACATCTGAGTGAAGTTGCGGTCGGATTTCAACCAGGCGAGCGCGTCGACCGTGGGGACTTTGTAGGTGACCCCATCGATCGTGATGTCTACGAGATCGGCCTGCGTCAGGGCGTAATCGAGCGCCGTCTCTGTCCCTACCTGAAAGTCTTGGTCGCCGAGCGCGATCGTGTGCAGGGTTGGGGCAGCCTTATAAATATCGATCTTGCCACCACTCTCCCCCAGAACGGCATCCCGAATACCTTGGGAACCCTCGCCGCGAGCCAACGCAGCGCCGATCGCCGTTGTAAGCGATTCCAGTGTCACGTTTCCGTAATCAGTGAGAAGTTCTGGGTGGGCATTGAGGACCGCCTCGGTCGCTGCCGTGGCATCCTCCGTCTGCGAACCCGGAGGGAGGAACTCCGATACGTTGACCTTGTACACATCCCAGATCCGCTGGGAAACCTCTGCGGCATCACCACCCTGGTCGAAGGCGGCGTACACCAACGCCGACAATTCCGCCTGATTCGTCTTTTCCGACAGGCCTGGATTGCTAGCTAGGAGTCCCGCTGCATACGCCGATGCGGATGTTTGCTCCCGGCTCGGACCACTCGGACCCGCGGCGGCAGAAATGTCAACACCAGTCATGCTTTTGATCATCCGGGCAACTTCGGCGTGGTTCCCATCACGCCCAAAGACGCCCCGGATCAGCGTTTCGAGGTCTACAACGCCTGCATCGCCGACCCACCCCGCCACCTCGCCCATCTCCGCCGCCTGCCCACCTGTGGGCAGAAGGCCGGGAATCTGCGGGAATCGGTTGATGATGCCGGCCGCATAGTTCGCTGCGTCTTGCGGCGACGTTCCAGGCTCACCCGCCGTACCCGTAAGGAGGTCAAGCCAGCCCTCCAGATTGGACGACGTAGTACCCGTCGCGACCGTTTGAGTAAGGAGGGCGGGGAAATTCGCTATAGCTTTGGTTTCAGGACGTGCTATATAGAGGGCCTGCCGAAGCTTGGTAATCTCGGCTTCGTCCCATACGGTCGTGGCCTTCCAGTCGAACAACTCTTTGCCGGTCACCGGATCAAAAATGGCTCCGGCACCTGCGCCGCGTTGGACGTAATCGACTTGGTCGGGAACGGCTAGGGGGCTGTAATACCAGCCGTCTCCGTGACGGGCCTGGCATCTCGCGTCTTCATCTTGGATGCCGCCAACCTCGTCCGCGGGTGGCAAGAAGGTTTGCGGGTCTTTGGGTCGGTCACTTACGCAGGCTCCGGCCATCAGTTACTCCGTTCCCAATGTCCTATAGATCTCTTCGAGTTCTGGGCCAGTGAGATCGAGCAGGCCATAATTGTATGCGCGCTGCGCCAAATCAGGATTTGCTTTGACCCAAGCACTCTCTTTAGCATTCTTCCTCCGAGAATACGCCGCCGCGTCGGGGGAACTCATCACCCGATTCCTCGCCTCTTCCAGTTGTGTATCCCGGCTGAACCCTGACCACGCAGATTCTCCCTGCACATCCAGAAGTCGCTTTTGCGTTCTCCCCCAGACCCAATGTACGAATGTATTCCGCCACGGCACGGCGTCTGGAACATCCTCGTGGAAATCCTCATACAACTGCTTGATACGAAGTGCTTGCTCCTCAAGGCCGGGGTGGGCCAACAGCAAATTTTCCCACGGCTTATCCCGAGTTTTCCGATAGTAGTCCGTGTCGCCAAGCGCATCGGTCACCTCGCGGTAGTCGTACATCGCGTTGGCAACCACCTGGTTGTCCCACTGCACCCCCACGAACGTGCCTTGACCGCGGCCTGTGATGTACTCCTCTGGGGTCGACCCTCGTTCACGAAGGCGTTCCATCGCCGCCGGGTCACCCTCAATAGCCGCCACGCCCTCCGCCACGATGCGATCACGCTGGAGGTCGCGTGTGTAGTAATCAACGATCTCGGTAACCGGATCTTTAAGCACCTCTTGGCTATGCCACTCCAGCGCATATCGATCCTCAACGAAATAGTCCTCCGCACGTTCCTCGGACTGCGCCAGGATGTCGGGGTTAGCAAAGATAGCTGCATAGAGCAGCGCCTTTTCCTGCATCAGGCCGCGCAAGAGTGTGGCTTGGCTCTCTAAAGACATGCTAAGGTCCAGGGTGGTCGCTACGATCCCACCGGGCATCGCAGCGACCTCATCCGTGGTGAACGCTGTGCCGTCTGGGCCTATGAACCCGGCTTTCAGAAGTTTGTCTGCTACCTCCTGCTCTGCCAGGGCCATCTTGTTATTGACAAGGTTGAAGGAAGCAGTCGTTTGTACATCGAGTGGTATCTCGTCGCCTACATCCCCAAATATCTCTTGAACGGCCTCAGATGCAAAGACCTCTTTCCTCTGGTCGACATTCAGCTCGACGAAGCGGAACGGTGTCCCGTCGTCCTTCACCAACTTATTCGCTTCTTCCTCCAGCACGTCACCCAGCGCCGTGTACACGCCCACCCCGACGCCGGCGACCACGAACGGCGCCGTGGCTAGGCCGGTAAGCAGCCCCTCTTGCTTGATGACCTCCCACAATTCCTGCACGGTGATCGGCAAGAGATTGGACTGCGCCAACCTCGCCGCAGTTATCTGCTCCCCACTAAAGGTTTCCCCGGTAACAACATCAATAAGGAATGCCGCCTGTGGAGAGAGCTTCGCCCGCGCAAATCCGGCGACTGTTTTTTCTAGGGGGCGTTCCATTATTTCGCCGGTGCCGGTCCGGATGCTTTCCCCTGTGACGAGGGCGTGGATCGTTCTCATCAGCCCCGCCTGGCCCGCTGACATATCCAGCCGAAGATTGCCCAGCTTCATCACCCCGAAATTTGCATGGCCGGGATCGAGTTGCACCTCAAACCCAGACAGTTTTGCCAGGCCGAGCCCCGTGCCCCACGCCACGTAGTAGGTCACAAGATCCTTCGCTACTTCCTTCCGGAGCTGCCTGCTTGCAGCCGACCTGCCAGGAACCAAGAGCCCCGCCGGGGAAAACGTAGGATGGAGCGGCGCGAACAACATCTGAAGTCGTGATGCGAGGAATCGCGGAGAGAACATTGTGTCGGAAGCGAAATTCATCAGGCCCGGAGGTATTTCGCCAAAGATCGGCAAGCGCGTCTCCCCGCGACCGGTAATCACGTTCACCCAGCGCGCGAGATTCTTATAGTCATTCGCGGTCACATCTGGAAGACCCCGGAAAATCTCTGCTACGTGATCGAAGTATTTCGTTCGCAGCCAGTTGCCCGTATAGACATACGCCCGGTTAGATGCCCGAATGAACCGCAGGCCCTTAATGAAGGGGAATTCATCAGCTAACTCGCTCCGGAATTCTTCCGGGGTATGTGTCCTTGATGTGGACATCCCTGGATTATCCAGCAGGTCAAGCTGCCCGCGAGCCGCTATTGCAGCCTCATCCATCCACTCAGGTGCTATGCGCAACTCCGCATCAAGCTGTCGTGCCACATCATCGCTTCGCATGACTGGCAGCAACGAAGAGAGGTGCTCCCGATAGAAGTTTCGCGAGATCAGCGGGAGCCCCTGGCGCATCAACATGCTGATATCCGTGGATGCCATGATGGCGCGAGGGAAGTTCACCGCGTCCATAAGGGTAAGCCACAGTTCCCGCCCAAGGCTTGTGAACTTCGCAACAAGCACGTTTACTGTTTCATCCCCAAGCGCCTTCCGTAGATCTTCGAGGCGTCGCTTCCCCGGCACCCGGCCACGCAACACCAGATCATTCAGGGCCTCCATCGCGTGGAATGAATCCCAGAACTCGCCACTCTGAATATGCGCGACAAGATCTTCGTAATCCCCCTCATCCATCACCTTGATGAGAGCCCCATCCGGCAGCTCAAGCATTTCTTCAGGAATGTCCCGACCTTTGAATGCCGCTCTTACCTCTTTCGCCCCTGCGGCGGTGCCCAGTTCTTGAAACGGTTCCGCAAGTGCCCGTTTCTCACCGACGCTCCTTGACCTCGCTAAATTGGCCAGAGCGCGTAGCTCCTCGGGTTCAACCGTATCCAGCATCGTCTGGAATCTAGCGACCGCGAGAGGCATTGTGGTCGCGCGCGCAGCCACAATCACCTCGGCAACCTCCGGGGTGATCGGCTTCAGCGTTTCGACCATCTCGGGAGTGAGCCGGTTAGAAATCCTGAAGTCACTAACAGTTTTTGGTACAACGCTACGGATTATCGGAACCTTTTCGATCGCGAATTGCCCCGCGTACGCAAGCCGCCCCAAGAGAGGGCTGTCAGCCAACTCCACGTCCCTCGCGTAGGGAGCCGTCTTGCGCGCCGCGGCCGTAAGTGCGGCCTCCACCGCATCGTCGATCGCCGTTTTCGCTGTTACCGCCGCACTGCCAAGGCCAAGGTCAACAGAGATGCTCCCTGGGTGAAGGCCCACGCCTTGCAGGCCCTGCACGGCACTTTCTGCCTGTGCGCGGGCAGCAGCAGCAGCTTCAGCCACGCGCTCCGCCGGCGAGAGACGGGGTGGGTCCACGCGAGAAATCGCAAGAGGGTCGCGAATCGGGGTCGCCGTCGCCAAATCGCTCGCGTACCCCCCAGGCCCACCCGGCCACGGCTGGTCTGCTGCTGCCTCCGCAAGCGCCCGCTGTTGCGCAGGGCTAAAGGCGAAAGGACCGGGCGCGTCCGCTGCCCAGGAGCGCGTCGGTACCTCACCGAGTAATTGTGGCGGCCGGAGAGTGGAAGCGGGGTCTAGGCGCTGGAGTGCCGCGGGGATGCCTTCGGCGGCAGCGGCGTACGCGAATCGCGCCGCCACGACGGGTGTTACTCCGAGTCGTACCAGGGCTCGCATGAACGATTTGGGATTCAAAACCACCAACGCCGTACCGGCGGCCACCCCAAGACCTGCCGGGAGGCTGCCCGTTTTCTCACCCGCTGTGATACCGGCAGTCCCAATCAATGTCTCCGCGATGATTGCCACAACGCGCCGTAGAACAGGTTTCCCCACAAGTTTGCTGCCAAGCACGATCCCTGGAGCGGCGCCTCCTGTGAGCCATGTAATAGGAGCCAGAACAACATCGAGGGTGGTATCAACAAGTTCATCCCCGGTATTCACATCCACTACAGGCTGCGTCACCGCCCGAACCGTCTCGACCGCAGACTCTTTGGCAAATTGCCAAATTTCGCTCGTCACTGCCCCCAGTACATCGAAAACCCCAGTCGCCGGGTCGAAGTACTCCTTGAAGTAATTGTCTGCGATGTTGAAGGACGCCGCCTCCTGCATGTCAATCCGCAGGGCTGGGTCGTTCTGGAGGATGGTCCCTACACGGTATTGTGTCGCTGGATCTGCCGCCTGTAGGCCGATGATGAACTGTTTCATCGCGTCGGGTTGCGGGGGAACGCTAACGCGCTCGAACCCCACATTCGTCTGAACCGTCCGCTCGCTGCCTAGTGTCGCCTCAATGGCTCCCCGGAGCTGACTCTCAATAGCACTCCACTCACCCAGCTCTCGCTGCGGCGCGTCTAAGGACAGCCCTTGTTGTAGATTGAATGGCGCTGCGACCCGCAGTCGCTCTTGGCGTTCCAGTTCCGCAGCGTTCCGTCGCCGTTGCACCGCCTGCCCCTCAGCGGCCCCCATAAACCCCACGCCGGGTTGTGCCGCGAATGCCGTTCGCTTCCGGTCCTGTGCCCGTTCCGCGTACCGCTCAAAATCTTGGAGTAGCCTCTGACGAGGGTATTGTGACCGCACCTGCGACCAAAATCCGGCCTGGCGTTCCAATTCCGGTTGGAGCGCCTGCCGACGCACTTCTTCTTGGGCTTGGTCGCGTTGCTGCTTCTGCCTTTGTGCATCTTCAAACCCAATAATCCCCACCCCCGGCTGCGCCCCCATCGCCGCTCGTTGCCAACCGCGCGCCTGTTCGTCTCGTCGGTTCTGCAACTGTCGGCGTTGCTGCTGCTGGTATGCCTCGATGGTCCCGCCAAAACGCACCCCAGGCGATACCGACATCGCCAACTGTCCCGCCTCTCGATCTCGCTCAGCCAGTCTCCGCAACTGCGTCCGCTGATCGCGTTGACGTGTAGCAAAACCCTCGCGCTGGATCGTTTCCCAATCTCCTGAACGCCGAAGATTTTCACGTCTGATCGCTAAAATCTCCGCCAGCGTCTGGTTTAATTGATTTGGCGCGTCAGCCCCGAGACTGAAGCCCGACGGCCCGGTATAGAGATTTGGCGTCACCATCGGATTAGCCTCTCAGCGCCGTCGGCGGTGGTGGCCCCAGTGGCCGCGGGCTGCCTGCTTGCGGACCCCCAGGGCGCGGGCCAGCCGGCCGAGCACCCTCTGGTCGAGGGGCAGCCGTTCGGGGACGGCCCGGTGCGCCACCCGGTCGTGGACCCCCCGGCGCTCCACCGGGTTGCCCTTGCGGTTGCTGCAATTCCGTAATCAAGCGTTGGGCGACTTGCTGCATCTGATTCGCCATCACCGAATCATGCTGCCCGCTGTCCAGCCCGGCTTGGATATCGGCGAGGAGCTTGGCACGCTGTTGGCCCGGCGTCGTGCGCCGGTCGTACGCATCGGCGATCCGTCCCAAGACCCGCGCTTGCCGTGCCGCCGCCCGCGCCGCCACCCCGATCTGCCGTTCGCTCAGCTCGCCACTCACCGGAACGCCGCCGCACGCTGATCTTGGAGCGCGTTCATACGGCCCTCGGTGACGGCCGCGGCGGCGGGATTCCCCAAGCCGTCCACGCTCGTGAGCATGGCCGCGTCCCCCTCCGTGGACGGCGGTGGTGTCGGCACGCCGCCCCCTCCCTGCATCTCGCGCATCGCATTCGCAGCGAGCATCTGCCCGACTTCGCCCATGCCGGTCAGCGCCATCATCAAGCGCGCCATTTGCATCTGCGGCGCGTTGGTCGTGTTCTCCACCGCGCGTTCATCCATCTCCTCCTGCGGGTTCGGAATCCCGGCCTGGATCATTGCCGTCTTGGCACTGATCGGGAGGGAGCGGAAGAGGTCGGACCAGAGCCGCGCATCCCGCGCTTGAATCGCCCGCTCGTCGCTCGTGGACAGTTCCACGAACGTGTGGTGGTAGCCCTTGATCTCGCTCGGCTTGATCGTCACTTCCGAGACGTCGGTGGACGTCGCGGCGTAGACCGTGACCGGCACCTCGAAGACGTGTTCAATGTCCTGCAAGATCGTCTGGTTGGTGCGCATCACGATCCGGCGCATGGCATTGACCGGCCCCGACAGTTTCGTCGCCGCGTTGCGCATGTTGTTGTCGGCCTCGGTCGCCGTATCCACCCCGCGTTGCGCCATCCCGCCGAGGGCACCGAACTTCGTGCTGCGGTCGAGGTCGTCAATCATGCGGCCGACGAATTGGAGCACCGTGAGCGGCGCCTCGCCGGCGGCGGCGTAATTGATCGTCTGGCCCTCTTTGAGATCCTTCTGCTTGCCGGGGCCGAACTCGAGCGGGTCTTCGTCTTCGTTGTCCATCCCCGTCGTCAGGATCAGCGGCCAGACGTGCATCCGCAGCCAGGACTCCATCGCGGTCAACTGCCGGTCCTTCGCCGTGATCATGGTGCGCAGCGGACGGAGCAAGCCGACGTAGCGGTCCTCCGGCCGCGGCTCCATGTTCGCCGTGGTGTTCCAGCCCCAGTCGGGGTCGGCGATGAAGTACGGCACGTAGCCCGACCAGTTGCCGTCGGGGTCGATCCAGGAGTAGGGGTTGTCCTGATCCAATTTCAGCTCGTGCTCGATCCAGATGCAGTGCTTGCCCGGATCGTCGCGACCGGGACGCGAGTAGTACTCGATCAGTTGCACTTCACTGGTCGGGTCTTTTGCGGCCAGGTCGGCATCGTCGGGGAACATGCGGGCACACGATTGTGCCAGCACCGTCTTCTCTTCAAAGACGTAGGCGGGATTCCAGGGCGTCTCCAGATCCTCGTAGACTGTGAGCGGTGGCACGAGCTGGTAGTTCCAGATGAAGTGCTCACGCCCCACCCGTTCGACCGCGCGCCGCCACTGGTCGCGGTCACGTCGGTCGGCATCGGCCGGCGGGGGATCGGGCAGCAACTCCCAGTTGATCGTCTTCTTGAGGATGAGCCGCCCTTTGATGATGTGTTTGCGCCCCTTCCCGAAGGGGTCGCCCTGGTCCTCTTCCACGCGCCGCCACCAGAGGTCGAGGAAAATGCGGAAGCGTTCCGCCAGTTCCTCCGCGGCCTCCTTGGAGTCCTTCATCGGGCGCGCCGGGACCGAGATAAGCGGCGTGGTGAGAATGTGGTTGGCGGCGTTCTCCACGGCGTCGTAGGCGGTGGAGGTGATAATCGCCTCTAGCCCCTCATCGTCCCAATCGTCGGGCAGGAACGTGTCGCCGTAGTCCCCGGTCACGTACCGCTCGTCCTTCTCCATCTCCGTCCGCAAATCGCTATAGAGCGCCTTCGTGCTCTCGAACAACTGCAACAGGTCATCGAGTTCAGGCACGGACCATCTTCCCTCCCCGCAAGACGCGCCGACGGCGGCGGCGGTTCTTGCCGGTAAATGTCGCATAACTCTTCGTCGGCGTATTCGTCGTCACCCGTTGGATGCCGAGGTAGATCGCTAACGCAGCAGCTTGCACGCAGTCATCGTAGTACCCCGCGGGGTGGTCGTACCGCACCCCACCCCCCGGTAGGATGGATGCCTCCACCATTTTCAGTTCCTTACGCAACTGATCGTCCTCGGCGGCGAAATGCACACGGTGGTGTTGCATCTCCGCGTTGAGTGAGCCCAACAGGCGCGCTTTGGATTCGTTCGTGTATTTGAACTCCACGACATGGCAGCCCATACGCCGCAAGTGGCCGGCCGGTCCTGCGCCGACGCCGGTCACATCCATGTGCAAGACGCGGCAGTGGTAGTCGCGGTAGATCCGGGCGACGTGTTCTTCCACGTCCGGGTAGTCCAACTTGTTGACGCGGTAACGGTAGACCAACATCTGGTCCGTCACGTCAAAGATGTAGGCGACGGTGAAGTCGTGTTCCTTGGCAAGGTCGAGGCCCATGTAATAGCGGTGCCCCGGCTGGTAGTCACGGAACTCCCCATCGAAGCACTCATCCACGTTGCGGAAGACGGTCCCCTCGATATCGATCCACGCCGCCATGATCTGCTGTTGAAATTCGTCCTCAGTCAGCTCCTTGCGCATTGCCTCGATCTGCGCCGTGCTGATCGTCGGGTTGGCCTGGGAGGGGACGCAGGCGGAGTAGTAATCAATCTCCTCGGCGTCGCGGTTCTCGGCTTGCTGTCCGAGGGCGTAATAGGAGCGGAAGCGCCCCTTGCCCTTCGGGATGCCGAACGCGATCAGGCGCCCCTGGGAGTCCAGCAGCGAGGGGATGAGCCGGTTCCAGGCCTCCTCGATGATGTCCTGTGCCTCGTCGGCCAGCACCGCGGTGACCCGATCGCCCTGCACGCTGATGGCGTTATCGGCCGACTTGGCCTGCGCACGAGCACCCGTCTTCAGATCGACAAACATGCGCTTCTTGTTGCGGTCGCGCACCAGCTCGTCCAGTTCCGGGATGAAGGTGGACTCCCAGAACGGCTCCCAGATCTTCATGGCCAATTCCTGGGTCGGCGCCAGCACGTAGACGAGCGGGTTCTGTTCCTTGCCGTGGACGGTTTTCGGCGGTTGGAGCAATTCGTCCCACGTCGCGGTGACGCCGGCGGTGGACTTGCCCGAGCGACGCCCACAGGGCAGGATGACCCGCTTCTCCTGCCGCGCGTGGACATGTTTCAACTGCCAGTTGAACGGTTGGTACGGCTCGCCGCGGTTGAGCACGTCCCAGGCGAAGCTCCGAAGGACGGCCTGCTTCGTCACTCGTAGTCCTCGTCCACGATGTCGTATTCCACGGTCTGGTAGAGGGCGGAGCTGCCATCGTCCCGACGCGCGAAGAGCGCCTTCAAACTGCGGGTGCTGGGGTTTGCCCGGTTTTCTGACGGTTTGCCATACCCGTGGATCAGGGCCAGTTCGACGATCTTGGCATTGGGTTTGCGGCCGACGAGTTGCTTGACCTTGGTGCCGTCGTCGTTCGTCTGCCATTCATAGATGGGATCGCCCTTCATCCCTTCATCGATCGCTTCCAGGATCTGGGGCAGCCGCGATTGCATCGCCTTGCGCATCATGGCCTGGTCGTACTGCTGGCCGTTAGGCAGCACGATGGGATACTGGGGGTCGGGGTCGGGCAGCTTCGCCGGAAGGCGACTCTCAGGGACACCGTTTGCCATCGCTACCTCCCGGACCGCGTTATTGAGGGCGTACCAGCCGTTCTGGCGTGCGTGGGCATAGCGGCGTGCCGACCGCGGTCCGCGAAACCGACGCGTCGTCCCACGGGGATGGGCCGCATGCCAGCGTCCGATCGCGGATTCCGTCGCTCCAACGCGCGGCATTCACTGCAACCGTGGCGGCATCCGTCGCGCCATGCGACCCGCGCCCGGCAGGATGGCATTGGCCGGCGGTCCGGGGGCCACCGGGCGGGCAGCCAAGGGGTTCAGGGGGTTGGCGGTTTGCTGGGGCGCCACGGGGAGTTTGGTCGCGTCCAGTTGGGCACGCAGACGGGCGTTCTCTTGTCGCAACGCCACCAGCTCCTGCGTCTGGGCGTTGGCCTTGGTTTGCTTCGCCATCGCACACTCCTTGCACCGATCGAGATGGTGGACCGATCCTACTCGGAAATCGAACCAATTTCTATCGAAACGCCGAAATGATCACCCGCGTACACCGATGTACACCATCCACACCTATTCCCAGGCTGGATAGTACGAGAGATACGCAGGGCTGTTACCGCTTCCGTGCTGCGTTTTTCTTTTCCACCTTCTTGGCCTTGGCCTTCGCGGCCGCGCGCCGACCCTTCTTCGTGTACGGATATTTCTTGCCACGCACCATCGGCATTACTTCGACTCCTTCTCTTTTTTCCACTGGGCCAGGACATCCGCCCACGTGCTCGCGTCCAACATGCGATCCGCTTGGTCCGGCACTCCCCGTTCTTTCGTCTTCGCGCCGCGCCTGTCCGTTCGCCTGCCGGCCATTACTTCGATCCCTTCTTGCGATTCGTCTTGCGAGACACCACCCGGAGATTCTTCCGCGCGTTCGTCCCGCCCTTGCTCAACGGCCTGCGGTGATCCACCTCGTTCGGATTCCCCTTTTTCAACCCCGCCGCCCGCCGCGCCTTGTTGCGCGCATTCCGCCGCGCCCGCTGCGCCGCCGTCCCATGATACGTCCGGTATTCCTTCTTGTAGTCGCGTGCCATCCAATCTCCCCTCAGAGAAATCGCACACCCAGTTCCCAAATCCTACCCTAGACCACAGGGGATTGCCGGCAGGGGGGGGGTATGCCCCCCTCAGAATGCCGTGCAACCGTGCAACCCCTCCCCTCTGGGCACCCACTTTCCCGGCCCCATGATGGTCCATGCGCGGGTGGCCCCATAGGGGTATACGAAGCGCGCAGGCCGCCGACCCCCGGACCGGGCATAACGACAGGCCCCAGAAACTGCTAAGGCGCCTACGCACCTACATACGATCACATGCCTGATCAGTTAAGGCGCCTATGCGCTTGCGCGGAACGCATGTTCGGAACGCATGTTCTGGAAAACAAATATTCTGCCGGCGCCGGCCAGGTCGCAAATTTCAGCGCCGCGAGCCGGCGACCTATCACCCGCCCCTATCACGTCCGAGCCCAACGCCTATCACGGCGAAACCCTGCAGCGCAGCCTGCCCCTATCACGGCGGAGAGTCGCGCCTATCATTTTTTTGCCCCGCCCCTGGCGCCGAGGTTTACGCGCGAGCGGCGCGAGACACGATCGCTGGCAGCTCAGGGTAAGCAGTGAGCAGCACAGAGCTCGAGCAGTACGAACAGAGAGCAGAGAGCAAGGAAGCGAAGCGCCGAGCGGCTCGGCTGGAACCGCCCGCCCCCCGCCCATTTACGGTAGCGTCACCACGTGTGGACAGCGCCGCTCTACGCGCCTACACTGCGCATGACGGACTTAGGGAAGGCTCCCGAGCCGTAATCAGTAGGAGTAGATACGACATGACCAACGCGAACGTAATCAGTCACGACCGCTACTGGATCGAGGAGGAGATTACCAACGAATTGAACGTAGAGCTGGAAGCAGCCCGGCGCGCCTACAGCGCGACGATGGGCGGCGCCAACGAAACCAAGCGGGCACACGATCGATACGTGAAAGCGATCCGCAACGCGGAAGCGTTCGCCGATATCCGCCACAACGGCGCCGATATTCGCCGAGCCGGCGCCTAGTCCCACCGCACCGCAACAACGAGCGCGCCCGCCCTGGGCGCGTTTCCATTCTCAAAGGAATACCGATCCCCAATGCCCACACAATCAATCTCCAACAAGCGCACAAATCAACGAGTAGTGGAGCGCCTTATCGATCGCGCGCCGGCGAGCCTACCCGGCGCGCTCGGGCGCGCCCTCACCCTGCAGTATGTCCGCCAGCAGCTCGAGCAAGGCATGCTCGATCAAGCCAAGGTATTTGACAGTGAGCCCGCCGGCAGCCGAGCCCAGGCCCGCGCCGGCGGCGCCTATTTGGATCTGGCGGCACAGGCCCTACTCGTTGGCGAGCTGATGACTACCGAACAACGCGAGCGGCGCGCGAGCGAGCAATCCAATGCCTGAACCCGACTATCTCGCCGATACCCAACCAGACCACGATCTGAAAGCCTTTGCTGCGATTCTCGCGCTTGAAGCGCAACTACGGGATACCGATCAACGCGCCGGCGCCGCGACGCTCGACATAGAGCAGCGAAACGTCTACGGGCGCGAGCTGCTCTATGTCGTGGGCGCGCATGCTGTCGCGATCCAGGATCTGACGCAATCAAAGAGCGTAAGCCGGCGCGCGCTTAGTTGTCTCCTGACCCTCGGATTGTCGCTGCGATGCAGCCATTCAGGATGCAGCCGAGCGATTACGCGCGACACGATCGCGAGCGCCGGCGCGATCTGCGACCACGGCGCCTAAGCGCGCCGCCCTATCACCAAACCTCACAACGAAACCAAACCCAATGCCCACCGCTACCGCACAACGACAAGACAAAATCCGCGCCACAATGGACAAGCTCGACCGCGGCTTAGCCGATCTGACAGACGGCGACGCCTATAAAGAATGGCTACGCGCGTCCAAACAATTCCACTCCTATAGTTTCAGCAATCAGATCCTAATCATGATCGCCGGCGGCTCGCGCGTCGCCGGTTTTGGCGCGTGGAAGCGCCTAGGGCGCCACGTTCGCAAGGGGGAACGCGGGATTACGATCATCGCGCCGCGGCGCGTGCCATATACCGACGATGCCGGCGAAAAACAGATCCGGCTCGCCGGTTTCGGAACCGCGACCGTATTTGATATCTCACAAACGGACGGCGAGCCGCTGCCGCCCCATCCCGCGCAAAATCTCGCCGGGATGGCGCCGGCGAACGCCTACGATCGGCTCGCCACTGTCGCGGCCGGCGAGTCACTCACAATTACAATCGAACCCGCGATCGGCGGCGAGTCCGGCTATTACAAACGCGCCGCGAAACAAATCAATCTCTCGGCCGGCGACTACTCGCCCGCGGATCGCGTAAGCACGCTAACGCACGAACTCGCGCATCATTTTACGGCGACCGATTGTACGCGTCCCGACGGCGAGATTATCGCCGAGAGTGTGGCCTATATCGTCGCCGATGCGCTCGGTCTGGACAGCGGCCGCTATTCCTTCGGCTATGTCGCGACCTGGGCGAGCGGTGATCTTTCCAAAATGCGCACGCTCGGATCGTCAATTCAGAAAACCGCAAACACGTTGCTAACGGCGCTCGAGAATGGCGGCGCCGAATGAAAGCGCCGGCGAATACCAATAGCCGCGTAATCGCGCGCTGGATTGACCAAGACGGCGCGCCGCTCACCGTCACCGTTACGGGCTTAGAGCGACCGAGTAAGAACGCGAAAACCGGCGATATGCTGCAGGTCGCAATCATGCGCGCCGATAAACTCCCGAGCCTAGCGGCGCGAGACGGATCGGGAGACGATGCCGCGATCTGCGGCTCGTGCAAACTGCGGCCATATCTGGGAAATAAAATCCGCTGCTATGTGAAGCTCTGGAGAGGCTTTGACCAGATATTTCGTTCTGTGATCGCAACCGGCGCCGCGGTCACAGAATCGATCGGCGAGCTACTCGAGCCGCTGCAGCGTTGCAACGAGCCGGGCGCGAAACATAGCCGGCGCCGTTGTGCGCACAAAACCGGAAAGCCACTAGGCGTTCGCCTCGGGTCATATGGCGACCCGAGCTTTATCGATATCGGTCTGATACGCGAGCTATGCCCAACCGATCGCCGACAGATCCGAACGGGATATACCCACCGCTGGCGCGAGATACCGATCGCCTACGCCGATTACCTCATGGCGAGTATCGACCCTGAAACGGACCCTAATCGCGCCGCGGCGCGCGAGGAAGCGAACGCGGCCGGCTGGAGTACGTATGCCGTACTCGAGCGCGGAGAGGCGCCGAGTGAGGGTAGCGTGATCTGTCCGAACTCTACCCATGGGATTGCGTGCGCGGATTGCGGCTTATGCGCCGGCGCGTTGTCATGGAGCGGATCTGGCAAGCGCCGGGCGCGCCCGATAAATATCGAGGTTGTCGCGATCTAACCGCGGCGCCGCCAAAACGAAATGGACCCGATCGCGGGTCCATTTTCAGTTAACGCGCCGGCGCCGCCCAAACAATCCCGCGATCGATCGTAGGCGCGCCCCAGGGCGCCCCAGGATCGCCGTAGCGGCGCCTAACCGTACGCGCGCCGGCTCGCGAGCCTGTAGGGCGGAACGATCGCGCGCGAGCCGGCGCCCGACAATCTCGCGCGCGAGCTCACAACGAGCCGATCGCGCGCGGGACCCGACAGCGGATCGGATCGCGCGGGACCCGGCAGCGAACGATCGCGCCCGCGAGAGAGCCGACAGAGCCGATCGATCGCGCGCGATCGGCCTGAGCGACGGCGCCGGCGCGCCCGCGCGCCCGTCAGAACGAAGCCAATCAATTGATAAGGTGCTTATGCAGATGTTATGTAGAAAGGTATAAGCGAGTGATCATTTCTTTGTGAACTCCGTCACATCCACATTAATTGATCACCCACTCAGCCTTTGGCGCCGGCGCCCCCTATCACGAGCACGAGACGCGCGCAGGCCAAAATCCTGAACCGATCGAAATTCTGCGCGCCCTGGCGCTGCAGCCGCGGCGCCCCACGCTCGAGCCCGCGCCGGCCAACACGAGAAGTGCGCAGCCCCCCTGCGTCAGAACGCAGCACGAGAGACGCGCCGCGCCCCAGGGAAGCACGCCTGCCGCGCAGCCACCGACACGAGACGCGCGCAGAGCAAACAGGCGGTATAAAAAATCGACCGGTTGACACGCCTGAACACCACACCTACCGTTGACGAAACGCCGCAACCGGCGTAAGCACATGAGCAGAGGAGCAGACTTGTCTCACTACTACATCCAGCGATTCACGATCGACATCGCCGTGCCGGGCTACGCCACGCCAGTCGATTGTTCGGCAGATATTGTGAAGGCCATCAAAGCCCTCCCTTTCGCCACCTTCGTCGATATGGAGATTGACGACCTGATCCACGTTGACGGCGACGTGATCACGCTCTCCGAAAACGCCGGCACCCCGGCGAACGAGGAGGAGGCGTGATGTCCACCATGAAGGACAAGCTCACGGCCAGCGTTGGGCGGTATGCCGCGGAACGCAGCATCACGCTCGCGGACCACGAAGAGACAGCGGTTTCAAAAGAGACGCACCACGTATGGCTTGACGCGATTGAATTCGTCTGCCGCAGCTCCCTGGTCACCGCCTACACCGTCGGCTTCCGCAGCACTGATTGGGATGACGGCCTGTGGGTGACGGACATCCCTTGGGGCGCCGAAGCCGCAGCAAAGCTCAGAATCAAAGCGGACTCACCCTTGCTTGATCCCGCCCACTCTTCGTTCAATCCCACGCGATCCTTCCTCGACAAAGAGGAGGCGGTGGCTTACGCACGACACCTTGCGGAGGCGCATTCCATCCCGTGGCTGAACCGGCCG